ATGACGAACGACGAAATTGAAGCTTGGGCCAAAGATCCGCGCCGTGCGGACACCATGCCTTTCGGGCTTTACGAGCCCGCGCACCAAAAAGGGATCACGGGTGCCGCCCTTGTAGTGCGGGGCGTGCTTTACTTCCGCAACGGTTTCACGTCGGAGGTTCGGCAAGCGCTGGTGCGCTGCTTCAAGCAGTACAACGCGGCGATCGAGGAATATCAACACGCGCTCGAAGTGGCAGCCGGCCAGACGCCGTCGAAGTCCGGGCCGCTGCGCTGGTTCTATTCCGAGGGAGAAGAACCGATCCAGTACGACAAGTCTCCGGGGTTCGAAAGTCTCGCGACGAGGGTTCCCTCCGACGAGACCCTTGCGGTCGCGATCACCAGCGCTGAGCACAAGCTCGCGACCGGTTTCTATGAATTCACGGTGTTCGCGCTTAGCGAAAAGAAGGCTGCACGAAAACGCGGTCTCGACGGACTGGTCTTCACGGTACCGCGTGCGTTTATCGCCAACCGCCCCGGCGTGTTCGAGGCGATGTTCCGCGCGTTCGCAGAAGCATTGCCGATAGTTAGCGGTCACGGCGGGCTGGCCGTGAACGTGCCTCCAATGGGGCGGCGACCAAACGAAGCCAGCGAGTATTTCTACGCGCGCCGTTTCGGGCCTGGCATCGACGTCGGCGATCCAATGCGTTCCACCGTTCGTAAGCTTTACACGAAGATCAAGACAGTTGACTGGCTCAACGCGCTCGATGCGGACTTGGTCGCGGCTGTTGGGGGTGCTTCTGCGCTCGGACTCCCGCCAGATTGGTTCGCCCGTATTCCCCTGGGGAACGGGGGCTTGATTATTCAGGCCGGCGTCGCGCCGCAGTCCGGCGTATCCAATGGACCAGGCGTTCCCGTATCTCCACCCGCCGCGTACGTCATTCTGAACCACGCGTTGCGGCCGATCATCGCAGATGAGGTCGATACGCTGCAAGACGGGACACTGGACAGTACCGCGCCCCTGCTAAATACGGTCGTAGCGACCGAAGGTTGGCTGCGTCGGCTCACCGTACAAGATGACCAACTCAACAGCATCTGGATCGAGCTGCACAAAACGCCAAAGCTGCATGGCAACACGGCATAACGTGACGAATACGATGCGATTGCCCCCCAACATGTGCACCGCGTCCGTCACGCAGCCTTCCCTTCTGCATTTGCCGGCGTCAGTGCCTTCACCTCACCAATTGCCTGCAGTTGCTTGAGGTAGTCCGGCCGAAACTGAGCCAGCCATCGAACGACTCGCGCGTTATCAAGAAGACTGGTGATGTAGGTTTTAATGACGACCAGCTTCAAACTGTCTGGGCCGTAATTTTCCTCGATAACCTTGGTATCGGCCTGTAGAACGGCCAACTCTCGCTCCAAACGCCGGACAGCTTCGAACGTTCCAGGCTTCGTTGCATGGCCCCTAGGACCGTCAACTAGCTGGTCATCTGGGGTCGTCTCTAGCATTGCTAGCACAAACTTTCCTGAGTAGTTATCGAGGTTATTCATTGCTAGCGCGACATCAATCTGACGAAATGGCTTCATCTGCCGCAGGATCGGGAAAACGCGGCATGGCACTCGCTTGTCGGCAAGCAACTTGATTGCCTCGTCGCAAATTCCGTCCAGCATCCGAAACCTAGCTCGGATCGTTGCCGCTGTCAGGCCAAGCGCCGCCGCCAAACGTTCGATCGGCACCCCGCTTTCGTACACTTTCAGAATCATGTTGTGCTCTTGAATTGCAGTCACGCGACTGATTCTCTTGTTGTATGTGAGTCCTTCGTCGTCTTTTGCGATCAAACATCGAGCGTGCCCTCTTCCGAGCTCCATCAACGCTTCGACTCGAAGATGACCGTCGAGAATCGAGAAGTGCCCGGGAACCGACGAATGCGGGACGACGATCACCGGCTCAACAAGGCCGACGACATTCACCGATGATCGGATCTGAACGTATTTCGCACTTTCCTTAACTTTGGGCGGCAGCGTTTTCGATGGATGCAGTACCGCGAGCGGCACGTCGAACCATTCGTGGTTGAAGCCGCTGTCGACGACTTTGGCGCGTAGTCTTTCCATCAGATCAACCCTCCGCGGCTGGCAGTGGCGGCCAGTGGTTGTGGAACGGTTACAAGTCCCTCATCCCTGATCAGATCGACAAATTCTGCGTCGGCAAACAAGTCCTTGAAAATTTCATTGACGACTAACAACGACGTGCTTACGCGTTCCGCCTTCAGTTGAATGAGTTTGTGCCGATCAGCTTCTCGCTGATACAGACGCATCAGATCCTCAGAGCTGAGCTTCTTCCGCTTAGTGCTGCGACTTGTTGCGTCATGAGGTGCCTTACCAGTCAGTGATCGCTGCTCGAGAATACGTCGAATCACTGCCACCTTCTTCCCTTTGATCTCGCCACTGTTCACTGCGGCGAGCAACAAATGCTGGGCCTCCGAATCGGATGCACGCGAAATTTCTATAGCTAAGTGCAGTGAAATATGCCCGGACTCCGCTGCGACAAGCAGACGCTTCTCTCCTTTTTCCAGCAGTGTGCCAACCATGTTCACCCACGATGCTGTATAGCCAATCTTCTTCCCTATCTCGGCATCCGAATATCCCTTCTTTCGCAGTATGTCGACCTGAGCCAGCATCTCGCTCGCCAGAGGATTGCGCCGAGCAACGTTCTCCACAATGCCCATAATCAGGCCCGTGTCTTCATCAACATCTAGGACAATCGCTGGGATCTCCCTCTGCCCCAAAATTTTGAAGGACTCCAACCGGCCTTGGCCGCACACCAGAGCATACTTGCCCGGTTCGCCGGGCATGCGCCTTACCTCAATTGGACGCTTTAGCCCTATCCGCTGAATGTTCTCCGTGATGTCGCGATGGCTTTTCTTGTTCCGTAGCTGCTTGCCCGATATGGACTACTAATCGGAAGCCTCCGACGCGCGTCCAGTGGGAACCTATGAGTAACGCACCCATGTCCGAATTCGAGCGGGCGAGAGTCGCGCTCGGCTATGTCCCGCCTGACGACCGCGACACATGGCGTCAGGTGGGGATGGCGCTCAAGGCCGAGTTTGACGAGGAGGGTTTCGCCCTCTGGAACGAATGGAGCCAAGGCGCGCAGAACTACAACGCCAAGGACGCGCGTGATGTGTGGAAGTCGTTCAAGGGCGGCAGGATCACCATCAACACGTTGTTTCACCTCGCGAAGCTTGGCGGCTTCGATCCGCGCGCGCATCGGGCCAAGCCGGTCGATCCAGCGGAGCGCGAGCGGCAGAAGGCCGAACGCGCGGCCCGCGAAGCGGCCGAGCTGGCGGAGCTGACCGAGAAACAGCGGGCCGCGTCGGCGCTTGCCGAATCGATCTGGTCGGCGGCCGAGCCTGCGCCGGCCGATCACTCCTATCTCGTTCGTAAGCGTATTCCGGTCGACGCGCTGCGCGTCTATCGCGGCGGCTTATGCATCGGCACGGCCGCGTGCGACGGCGCGCTCGTCATCCCGGCCCGTGACGCGGACGGCAAGCTGTGGACGCTGGAATTCATCCTCACGGACGGCCAGAAGCGCTATCTGCCGAACGGCCGCAAGGCGGGCTGCTTCTCGTTGATCGGCGGCCCGCTGTCTTCCGCGCCGGCCACGCTGCTGATTGGCGAGGGTTACGCTACGTGCGCAACGCTCGCGGCCGCGACGGGCTATCCGGCCGCCGTCGCGTTCGATGCAGGCAATCTGCACGCCGTGGCGACGGCACTGCGCAGCCAGTATCCGAACGCCCGCATCGTCGTATGCGCGGACGACGACCACACGACGAAGGGTAATCCGGGCGTGACGAAGGCCCGCGCGGCGGCCGAGGCCGTCGCCGGCATCGTTGCCGTGCCCGACTTCGGTCCGAACCGCCCGGCAGCCGGCACTGACTTCAACGACCTGGCTGCCCACATCGGCCCGGATGCGGTGGCCGCCGCCGTGCGCGCTGCGCTCGCGCCGGCCGGCTCGTCGGATGCCGGCAAGAGCAAGGTTGCTGCAGCGGCCGCGAAGCCCGCCAAGCGGCCGAAAACGGCCCGCGCGCAGGACGGCAAGTCGCGGTTCGTCGTTGACGACAAGGGCGTGTGGTTTCACGGCTTCAACAATCAGGGCGATCCGCTCCCGCCGCATTGGGTCAGCACGCGTATCGATGTGATTGCGGAGACTCGAAACGAGATGAACAGCGAGTGGGGCTACCTGCTCGAATTCACCGATCGCGACGGCATCCTGAAACGGTGGGCGGTGCCGGCGGGCCTCTTTGCCGGCGACGGCACGGAGCTGCGGCGCATGCTGCTCGATATGGGCGTGAAGCTTGGCGTGACGCAGATTGCCCGCACGCAGATCGCGAACTATGTGCAGATGGCGCAGCCGGACGAGCGCGTGCGCTGCGTGCCGCGCGTCGGCTGGCATCACGGCGCGTTCGTGTTGCCCGATCGCGTTATCGGCACCGGCAAAGAGGCGTTGATCTATCAGGCCGATACGCCGATCCAGAGCCAGTTCAAGGAGCGCGGCACGCTGGACGACTGGCAACGCGAGGTTGCGGCCTACTGCGTCGGCAATAGCCGGTTGCTGTTCTGCGTCGCTACCGCCTTCGCTGGTCCGCTCCTGCATTTCTCCGGGCTTCAGTCGGGCGGCTTTCACCTGCTCGGCACGACGTCCAAGGGCAAGTCGACGGGCGGCGTCATCGCCGCGTCCGTGTTCGGTTCGCCGGACTACGTGCGGAGCTGGAAGGCGACCGACAACGCCCTCGAAGCCGTCGCCACGCAGCATAGCGACGCGCTGCTGATCCTCGACGAAATCGGGCAGGTCGAGCCGCGCTTGGTCGGCGATGTGATCTACATGCTCGCGAACGAGTCGGGCAAGGCCCGCGCGTCGCGTAGCGGCTCAGCAAAGCCGGTTCTCACGTGGCGGCTGCTGTTCCTGTCGAACGGCGAAAAGAGCGTGTCCGCGCTGATGGCCGAGGGCAACAAGCCCATGAAAGGCGGTATCGAGGTGCGCTTGCCCGCGATCCCGGCCGAGGTCGGCGAAATGGGCGTCGTGGAGAAGCTGCACGGCTTCCCGACGCCGGCCGCGCTGATCGAGCATCTAGAGCGGCACGCCGGCATGCACTACGGCACGGCCGGCCCCGCGTTCATCGAGTGGGCGTCGTCGCAGGCCGGCGAACTGGCCGAGCATCTGCGCATACGCGTCGACGAGCTGGTCGGGCAATGGGTGCCGGACGGTTCGCATTCGCAGGTCGCACGCGTCGCGAAGCGGTTCTGCCTCGTCGCGGTGGCCGGCGAGCTGGCGACGGCGCACGGGCTGACGGGCTGGCCGCAAGGTGAAGCTGTCGAAGCCGCGCGTCGATGCTTCGAGGGCTGGCTCGAACTACGCGGCGGCACGGGCAACTCGGACGAGGCGGAAGCCGTGCGGCAGGTTCAGCATTTCCTCGCGGCACACGGCGACAACCGTTTCGTGTGGATGAACCGGGCGCAGGACGACCATCGGCCGAACGTGCCTCATCGAGCGGGCTTCAAGCAGCACGTGAAGCGCGACGAGCGCCGCACGCCCATCGCCTCCGATCGCGAGTATTACGCCGAGTTCGGCGGCAAGATGAGCGCCGACGATGCAGAAAGCGTCGAGACGGAATACCTGATCGAAGCGGCCGTGTTCCGCAAGGACGTATGCGCCGGCTTCGATCACAAGATCGTCGCCAAGGCACTTATGAAGCGAGGCGTGCTGATGCCGCGCAGTGACGGCTACCCGTACCGGCAGGAGTACATCCCGGGTCACGGCAAGTTCATGGTCTACCGCGTGCTGCCGTCCATCTTCACGCTTGAGCTGTGAAATGCACCGCCTCCGTCCGGGAGGGGCGGTGGCGGGCATTCCTTTGCGCGGCATTTTTGGCCCGCGCGTCAAAGTTACTTTGAGCGATCCGCTCCAGATGGAACCGGGCCGGCGGTTGCCGCGAATCTTGCCGATTCCGTAACAATCCAGCCCGGTTTATCTCCAGTATCTCCAGCGTTCTCCAAATCGTTTGGAGACACGCGAAGCCTTACCCCATAAGGCTTCGCGGCCGATTCAGGCGTTTATCTCCAAATCTCCAACTCGTTTTGCACTGAGCGGACAGGCGTCGACCGTCTGCTTCTACCGCGAGGCCAGACGGGGCGCGGCTCTCCGGGATTCGACGGGCATCAGAAGCGCGTTTTCGAGGGGGGTGTCCGAGATACGCCCCGATCGGGCATTGTTGCGCCGGCCGCAAGTGTCGGGGCGGCCGGAAAGCGGGGGACCCTGCGTCTAGGGCAAAGACGCGGGGGCTCACACCCGCGTTTTCTCTCTAGCCGCGACACCCCAAGGGGGGTCATATTCATACTGAAATGCAAAGAGCCGGCAGTGCTGTGTCATTTCTGGAAAATCGTGGGGAGGTGCCCGGCAAGGGGGTCATATGAGGGTGGCCAAACAGATAGCCTCAGATCGTCGAACTCAGTTCAGCCATAATGCGTCATTCGCACAACAGGATTGCTCGCACAATGGGCGACCGCTTCTCGCGCAGAAGCGGTCGCAAGTCCAGTCACTAAGAGACGGATACCTGTCAGCGACACGATGACTACGATTCGCTGCAGTATCGGGAGCCCGATTGCGGCCCTCGATCTCGGGTCAATCGATCAGGTCAGTACAATCTGAAACCGCAGCGGAGCTCGAAGGTATTAAATGACGCGAACACTCGACGCATTCAAATGGCTGCTCAAGAAGGGGGAGCACACAATTCATTGTCCACACGTGTCTATAACCGAATGGAATGACGGCTTGCCACCTTTATTTGAAGGTTCAGGTCGCTTCATTCTCAAAGACGGCGGTGATATTTGTTTTGAACTTGACGTTAAATGGGACGACACGACCAAGTGGATGACGGCGCTTCGACGGTGCCAAGAGGAGCCGTACGACCCTCAATCAGCTTTGCGTCTGTGCGGAACGGACTATCAAGGTACCGATTGGAACGCCGGATGGATCAGGCCACGAACGGGCTCAATTTGGAATGACCACATGCAACTCTTCGGTGAATGCGCGGGACTTTCAACTCAGATCCTCCAAGAGAAACCGCAACGTGGTGTTGAGCTGGCCTATTCGCCCGCGCCAGATGTGCCATTTTCTGAAGTCATGACAACAACAACGCATTTGGGTGCCTCCTTGTTGGGGACTAAACGGAGCGGTGGGCGTCAGAGGCTGGAATTGCTGGGAAGCGTCGTCGAGGCAGTAACCGAACCATGGTCCGGAGAGCTATGGCTATATGCGTCAGCAAGCGAGCACCTGAGACATCCCTACCTAGAAAATTGGCTATCAGAACCGCTCCGAGCGCTCCACGGGCAACTGATCTTTCCGCGCCTCGTCGCCCGCAATTTTGGTGATGGCCGCGCGGCGGTGTGGGTGCGACGCGTGCCGGAATGGAGAACCTCAATGGGAGGGTGTGCCAGCCAACTTAAGTATCGGTCTCCAACGGAGTTTTGGGCTTTTTATGGTCGTTATCTTGAGTACATCGCACTTCATCGAGACAAAAATGGCGATCCGGGCTTTGAAGCCAACGAGCTTACGCGTCTTCATGGCGAGGTAATTCAGGCTCGTATGGCTGGCTCGACATGGGTGATTGCCCTTTGCGTCGCGAGTGCTATCGAAGGTATCGTTAAATTGGATCCAGACTTTGCGTTTGCGGCACCCGAAGTGGCTCAGGACCAACTTTTACGAGCGCGAAACCTCGCTTTGGACTTGGAGATCGGGCCGGTTCGTAGCAGGTTACTGAACTCGTTGAGTGGACTTAGCCAAGCCTCGCCACGCCAGTATCTAAAAGGTTTAGAAAAGGACGGCAAAATCACAAAGCCGCAATTTGACGCATGGGATAAGGTACGAAACGTGGTGGCGCATGGCAATTTGTTCGAGCCATGGGAAACCCCGGAGGAGCGTAAGCGACTTACAGCTCTAGTCGAACTTTTCTACCGGCTCACCGGCATCAGAATCGGATACTTCACCTAGCCGAGGCGTTTCAGGTATGTAGTGGTGACGAAGCTCGGAGCACGTAACCTTAATGATTTCGGAATCTCGGCTTTGGAAGCGGCCTCTATTGCGTAGCACGTCCTGGCTAGAACGCTGGCGTATGGACGAAGCACATTTCGAGCGCGATACGCGCAGCGGTCTAACTTGCTGCCGCGATCGCGATGACCTGCGCACCCCCGCCCTGCTTGTCGAGATAGTCCGCCCACCACTGCATCATGCGATGGCGCTCCGCAAGATATTCGGCATGGTTGTATGCAGCGCGCACACCGTCCTGTTCCGAGTGGGCGAGCTGACGCTCGATCCAGTCGGAATTGAATCCCTTCTCGTTCAAGATCGTTGAAGCGAGACCCCGGAACCCGTGACCGGTCATGCGACTGCGATAGCCCATACGGTACAGAGCGTAGAGAATCGTGTTCTCGCTCATTTGCTGCAACGGTCTGCGGCTGTTCGGGAACAGCCAGCGCCGATGGCCCGTAAGTGCGCGCAGCTCGGAAAGCAGCGCGATCGTCTGCTCTGCGAGCGGCACGATATGCACACGGCGCATCTTCATCTTCTCGGCCGGAATGCGCCACTCTCGGCGCTCCAAGTCGATCTCCGTCCACTCCGCCTGCCGCAACTCGATAGTGCGAACGAACGTCAACGCCAAGAATCGCAGAGCGAGCCGCGTCTCCGGCTCGCCCTCGTAGGCAGCGATCGAGCGAAGTAGCTCCGGCAGCTCGCTTTCGCCGACTCGCGCCATATGCTTGACGGGCACCGCCTTCAATGCGCCTCGCAGGTCCGGCGACGGATCTCGCTCGGCACGGCTCGTCGCGACGGCATAGCGAAACACTTGACCGCATGTCTGCAACGTCTTGCGCGCAGTCTCGAACGCCTCTCGACCTTCGATTCGCCGAATGACCGCGAGCAAATCCGGTGCGCCGATCGAAGAAATCGGACGCTGGCCGATCAGAGGAAACACCTCGCGATCGAGCTGTTTCTTAACTCGGCTCGCGTGCGAAGCGCTCCATGTCGCTTGCTGCGCCTCATACCACTCCAGCGCGACGGCCTCGAATGTGTTCTGTGCGGCAATGGCGCGAGTCTGCTTCTCGACGTCACGCTCGAACGCAGGGTTCTTCCCTTCCGCTAACAACCGCTTCGCTTCGTCACGCCTCGACCGAGCATCAGCGAGCGACGTCGCGGGATAGTCGCCGAACGTCAGCAGGTTTTCTTTGCCATTGAACCGGTATTTGAGCCGCCATTTCTTCGAGCCACTGGGGCGCAGATCGAGAAACAGGCCGCCACCGTCGAAGAGTTTGTTTCCCCCGGCCTCATCGAACTTCGCGCTGCGGCACTTGGCGTCGGTAAGAGGTTTGCTTTTCATTGTTCGTCGGGGGTACGGCATACCCCCAAATCCCCGAAGTCATACCCCGAATCTTACCCCCAAATTTCCGGGATGCCCCGGTCTCTCTCGGCACTTCCAGAAACAAAAAACCCGCGTCAGCGCTAAGCTGGACGCGGGTTTTGGGACTTCTCGGTACTACGTGATACTAGTGTTTGGTGCCGGCTGCAGGACTCGAACCCGCCACCTGATGATTACAAAGCTTCGTCGCCTTCTAGTCAAAACAGGCACTTAGGGCAAAATCTCGTCTACAAACTCGATGAAAAATCCTCTCGCGAAGCCTTGCCAATGCGGGTGCACTCGTGCGTTTGTAGAACGTCGTTTGATAGCGTTTCGAGAGTTCGTCAGCGCGCGAGTGCACTTTAAAGAGCAAGATCTCGCATTATGAAAGCCCAATCATCTACAGATATCTGCTTCGGCACGAAAACCGTCGTCCCCGTTAGGTTCATTGTTGCCGTGGTGTTTGATGTAGATGCCTTCAATACCGGCCAATGATTGGCTGCAGCGGCTCCCGCCATCTGTTTGGCCGGGCTGCCCAAGGGGCGAATTTTAAACGGGAGACACCATTCCTCAGGCCAGACGTTCGTAACAATGTTGATCGGGTCGGGCTGCGATAACACGACGAAGGGGGTGGTAAACGAAGATGTGCGGGCGCAGTACAGAAGACCGAGGGCGCCGATTTGCATTTTCGCTGCCTTAGTTCGCCGTCCCTGCATGAAAGCGTCATTCGGAGACGAAGCGACCGCCCAAAGTCCCGCGCCGATGCCAGCCCAAATATTCGTCTCTGTTGCCGATGCAAAGCAATACAAGTCCATTTTTGCCCCAAATGAAAGAAATCGTCGGACGCCTTGCTGAGCGCCGATGAAGAGCGCGCGTTCTGGCTCTATCTGATTTTGGATTGTAGGACGCACTACCTAGCCCTCCCCCTCTGCCCATTTTCTGCACCCCTCGGCATGACGAGAAAACTCATCTCCCCGCTCCGCTAAGGCAAGTGCCCAAGCAGCCACCTCGTCCCGTGATGGGATCATGCTCGACGGGCACTCGTACAAGAAGAATGCGAGCATCGCGTCCACCGTCTTCGAATCGCCTTCAGAAATAAAGCTCGGGAGAGGGGCTGTACTCATGATGTAGTTCCTGCATGTGGGTCAGGCATTACTATCGCACTGGCGCGCGTGCAGCAAGTGCGACCCAGTGCTTGGAGTTATTTGGTCGCGCGTCGCCGCAGATTACCGCCGTCCACGCCGCTGTTCCGTGAGGTTATTTGGTCGCGCCCTCGAAGAAGGCGCTTTGACTGTCGTCAATCGATGCGAGGTCTGGGGTTATTTGGTCGCCCTGACACGTACGCCTGGCAGCGCTCGCCGACGTGTCACACGCGAGGTTTTCTTGTCGCATGCCAGGCAGGGGGGCTACATGCACCGCCAATAGGTCATTGTTGAGGTTATTTGGTCGCGCGGCGGCCGAAGCACCCTCGTTTGACGTAGCGTCGGACCCGGTGAGGTTATTTGGTCGCGCTTCGGGCGACGCATCGGTTCAGATGTCGATGTCGGGCGGCATCGGATTGAATGCTTCCATCGAGGCAGCTTGCAACATCGCTTCAGCACGAATCTGCTCGGCATAGTCGAGCAGTGGCTGCAACATGTCCAACGCATAGCCCGCGCCGTTGTGCTTTCGGTGGAACTCAGCAAGAGCAAGCGCATGCTGCACGATCGAATCGCTCTCCTCGAAAATCGGATCGATGGTGGGCTGTGTATCCTCGATCGCGACGAGCCGGATCTTTCGCTGAAGTACCGACGCCATCTCCGCAGACAGCAACCCCGCTCGCACTGCAACTCGAATCTTCTGCTCGATGGTGGGCAGCGGCCATGCCCTGTCGCCTCGGCGATATGCGTTCCACGTTCTGCCCGTGGGTTCGGTGATACCGAGTAGACGCTCGATCTCCTTTGCGCTGACCTTCCCCATCCGCACGATTACCGGCTCGCGCTGAGAGTCCTTTGCGGCTGCTTGCGTAAGGCAATGCGCCTCGACTGCGCAGACGAACTGTCGGGTCAATTCGGCCTGTGCGCCAAGTGTTTCGGCCACTTTTTTCGGTCGTCCCATAGGTATCAAAAAACCTCTATTGAGTATTTTGCGACCCATTATAAGCCGTCACTTCTGCAATATGTGCGCACTCGTACTGTTCTACAAACATTAACCAACAGGCAATTTTTTGCGAGTGGAAACCAACTGAATTGTTGAACCAAAATCGGGAGAAATACTATGACTTCGAAGCAAAAGCTGACCATCTTGGCTATCAACGAACGCAGCGGCACGTCTGCAAAAACCGGGCGTCCGTGGGTGATTCGCGAGGCGCAATCCATCCTCGAACAGTCCTCGTCGGATGGAACCAACATCGTGGTCGGAGTTATCAACCTGCCCCAGAGTCTCGCAGACACCCAACCGGGTGATTACCTCGCCGAATTTGCGTTGGCCCAAGGGAACGGACAGGACGCCGGACGCCTTGTGCCGCGGATCGTGTCGCTGGTTCCGTACGGCCCGGCGCGAGCGCAGCCGAAGCCCGATGCGAAGTCGGCATAACGGTTATGCCGGCCGGCTCGATCCAGAGCATTCTCGTTTGCGTCCCGCTGTCGCCAACTGATCAGCCAAGCGAGATAGATCAACAGATATGCCCACCCGCTGGCGGGCAAGCGTTCCGAGTTCAACAACAGCAAGCTTACGTGCTCTCGCCGGATAGCGCGGGGTACATAAACTCGATAGCGCAGCCGTTCGATTACACCGTAGCGGCTGGCTTTTGGGGAGTGGCGTTCACGACCATTGTTGGTTTGTGGTTGGTAAGCCACGGAGCAGGCGCAATCGTCAATTTTCTTCGGCGCGCCTGAATTCAATATCGCGGGTAAGACCGCTCATTTAAGGAAAGCAAGCATGAAAGCAAAGTTCCAACGACTGTTGCAATTCACCGCGTGTTCTGCTGCGGCGTGCGCCGGTGCGGCACAAGCCCAAGCGGCTACGACCAGCCCCGACTTCTCGACCCTGACGAGCGGAATCGACTTTTCGACCGTCACGACGGGCGTGCTCGCGGTCGCGGCCACCCTGATCACGGTGTATATCGCCATCAAGGGCGCGAAGATCCTGATCGGCATGGTCCGAGGCGCATAAGTTTCAGGTCGCGCGGCACGTATTGCGGGGGCTGCGGCCCCCGTTTTCACTGAGGCTGTTTCATGGACTCGAATAGCGCTTGGTATCTGGTCATGTTTGTGTTCGGAATGGTCTGCGCATGGGCCGTAGTTGCAGGACTTAAGGAGTCTTAATGCGTGTCAGGGATGCGGTTCTATTCGTTACGCTGAGCTGCATGTTCGGCTCGCAGGTTGTACATGCGCAGGCACTACTTGCGCCGATTGAGAACCTTGTCATCAATCGAGCAGAGGCGGCGATCATCTCGCGCGTAGCGATTGCACGCGGGTTTGCGGCAAATGATCCGCGCATCGCGGCGACGCTTGCCGGCATGGGGCAGGTCTCGACGGCGCTTAATGTTGTGAGTACGGGGGCTGCTGTGGGTCTAGGGTTCGCGGGTGCACCGGTGTGGCTGACAATCGCGGCGGGGGTAGGCATCCTTGCTGCGGGATCGGCGTTGTATGCGGGCAGCGTGTCGCTGTCTCGCTCATTTGATGGTAAGACGATCACGGCCCAGCAGCCGCTCCCGCAAGGCGTGGGGACGGGGTACATGGGCACGCCTGCGCCCGCTCCCGGTGCGGGAAACATGGTGAATCCATGGACGTGGGCCGCATCGATGGGCATTCCGGTGTATCACACGTCTTCGTGTATGCCCGGTAACCCATGTTCGGCGCTTCCGGCTGCACCGACGAGCGGGCAAAAGAACTTCGATTGGGTCGTCGGCGATATGGAGATGATCCCTAACACGCTCACCCAGGTTCAGCAATTCCAGCAGTATATGGCCACCTACGGCGCCCAAAGCGGGATGTCTACACCGCCGAATGGTGCGGATCAGATTATTAGTGTGAATGTGTTCTGGCAGCCAAACGTAGACGGCACGCAACAAACCCTGACGCAAACGACGACGTACAACCATTGTGGTTCATGGGATAGCAACGGCAACTGCATTTACTCGATGCAGTCCAGTACACAACCGCTGACGAACTGGACGATCGGGCCGGGCGTGAAGCCGATCAGCGGCAACGACCTGTCTCAGATCTACCCGAATCTGTCGCCGTCTTCGGTTGCCCAGCCGCTAGATGCCAATACGCTCGCGCGGCTCACGAATCAGACGTGGCAGCAGGCTGCGAATCAGCCTGGTTATCAAGGTTTGCCGTACTCGGTGACGCAGCCGCTTACGGCGAACGATGTCCAGCCTTGGGCGGAGGCTAATCCAACCGCCGTGCCGAACATCGGCGACCTGTTCCGCCCTGCGACTGATCCGGGTGTTTCGACCGTGACTATTAGCCCGACCGTGCAGCCAGCAGATGCATCTGCGCCCAATCCGGGGAGCAGTCCGAGCGTGGGTAACGGGACTAACGTCAATGTGGTCAACACACCGAACGTCAACGTGGTCAATAAGGTTTCCGTGGATCTTGGCGCTGATCCGGGCGCGCAATCGCCGACGCTGGAGTCCACACCGACCATTTCGATGATCCTTTCGCCGCTCTTGAACCTGCTGCCCGACCTGAAACAGTGGGCGGTGCCTGCGCACAATGCGGTCTGTCCAGAGCCGTCGTTTTCGGTATTGGGACATTCCTTCACGCTGACGGCGCAGTGCAATCTGGCGGAATCGAATCGCACGGCGATCTATACGGCGTTTGCCGCGATGTTCACGCTGGCTGCGCTGTTTATCGCGCTGCGTGCGTAAGGAGGCGGCATGTTTGCCATTCTGGTATCGGCGGCCAACGTCGCGCTCGGTTTCCTGCTGCGTTCGGTGATCGCGAAGTTCTTCCTGTATTTCGCGTTGTATTTCTTTGTGACCGAGGCGGTGTCGCTGTTGCAGTCGGCGAATGTGCTGCCGTCAGCAGCGTCGCTTGCGGGCGCGTTCGGCTCGATCGGCAACGACGTTTGGTATTTCCTTGACCTGTGCGCGTTCAGCTACGGCGCACCTCTGATTGTGTCGGCATACGTGACGCGATTCATCATCCGGCGTCTGCCGATCATCGGGTGACACGATGGCGATCAATGCGTATTGCGGCGTGATGGGCTCGGGCAAGTCGTATGAGGTCGTGCAGGGTCCGCTGCTCGATGCGATCGCCAGCGGGCGTCGGGTCGTGACCAACGTGGACGGCATCAACGAGGAGCGCATTCATGAGTTCCTGGTCAACAAGGGGCGCGGTGATGGCTCGCATTTTGGTGCAGTGGTGCACGTGCGCACCGATGAGATCAGCGAGCCAGCGTTTTTTCCGGTCGAGCAGGAGTCAGCGGAGGGGGCGACCGTCACGCCGGGTTTTGTGCGGCCTGGAGATCTGTTGGTGGTCGATGAGGCGTGGAAGCTGTGGGCGTCGGACAAGAAGATCTCCGAGGAGCACATGGCGTTCTTCCGCATGCACCGGCACTTCACGCATCCGGCTACCGGCGTTGCCTGTGACGTGGTGTTGATGGTGCAGGACATTGGCGACCTGCATCGCAAAGTAAAGCCGGTCGTGGAACTGTCGTTCCGCATGCACAAGCTCAAATCACTCGGGCTATCGTCCGGCTATCGCGTCGAGCAGTACGAGGGCTGGAAGCAGAACAGCAAGACGCGCGTCGGCACCTACGTGCGAAAGTACAGTAAGGAGATTTTCCCGCTGTACAAAAGTTATGCGGGCGTGGGCGGCAAGGAGGCAGTGGTCGACAAGAGGCAGAACGTACTGCGCAATAAGCGGTTGTGGCTAATCGTTGGCGTGATGCTGGTCATGCCGATTGTGTCGGTGCGGTTCCTGTGGTCGTTCTTCCATCGGGCCGCTCATGGCACGACGGCAGCAGCGCCCGTCTCGGCTTCGATAACCAGTGCTGCCGTGTCGCATGCGTCGTCTGGTGTCTCTGGCGGCGGCTCCAAGCCGTCGTTTTCGGATCACTGGCGAATCGTCGGCGGCTATACCGCACCGGGGCGGTCGTGGGTCGTGCTGGCTGACGGCGCGGGACGCCTGCGGATGGAAAGCCCATCAATGTTCCAAAACACCGGCGTGGTGCGGGTCGGCACGGTCGATGGCGAGCAGGTCTCGACATTTTCCGGGGCGAAGCCAACGGCTGGCGCAGGTGAAGCGGTGCCAAGCAGTCTTAGTGGAGTGACCAAATGAGGTGGGCTGCGGCTATTGCGCTGGTGTCGTGCGCGGCCGGGGCGGCTGAGTCGCATGCGCCCTCCTCGATGCCGAGTCTGCCACCGCTTCCGCCGTCGCTGTCTGTACCGTCGCCTTGCGGAGTGTCGTCGGATTCCTTGGCCGCGCCCCCGCTTGTGCCGCTGAAGATGGGCAACGCAAAGTCGGCCGATCTTCGCTTCGTGAACGTCGCGCAGGTAATCGACCTGGTGTATGCGGACATGCTCCAGTCACAGTACGTGATTGCCCCTGAGGTGCTGGCCGACACGCGAACGGTATCGTTCCGGTTCGACCGAACCAAGGGCGACATTCGCGAGGTGTTGAGCGATTTCCTGGCGTCCCTCGGGTTCGGGGTCTTGACGAAGAACGGTGTCGATTACGTATTCAAGCGCAAAGATGACGAGCAGAAGGAGCAGGATAAGCAGGTGTACGTGTATGTGCCGAAGTACCGGACTGCGGACTATCTTGCGCGGCTCATACAACCGCTCTTTAACGGGCAGTTCACGATGAATCGGACGGTTGCAGCGAGTGCGGGTGCGCGCTCGCATTCGGACGCACCGCCTACATCAGCGGCGGCAATGGTGGATCAGTCGTCGGACACGATGGTGTTCCTCGGTTCGGCCAAGGAGATCGCGACGCTGAAGTCGGTGCTGCCGCAGGTGGACACGAAGACGGGCGAGGTAGCGATCCGGGCATGGGTGTACGAGGTCTCGACGGAGAACGATCGCACGAACGGCTTCCAGCTTGCGGCAAGCATTCTGGGCGGACGGTTCGGCATCTCGCTCGGTGCGGGCACGGTGGACCAGAATGCGAACGCGCTGCGGCTGCATACGGGGTTCCTTGACGCGGCGATCGCGGCACTCGACTCGGACAGCCGCTTTCACGTGGTCACATCGCCGAACTTGCGCGTCGCGTCGGGCAAGCATGGGCGGCTGAACGTCGGTCAGTCGGTACCGGTGATCGGCTCGGTGTCGTATCCGACTTCGAGCGGTGCGCCGGTGCAATCAGTGACGTACGAGGATGCTGGGGTGATCTTCGACGTGGTGCCGACCGTAAAGGACAGCGTCATTGACACCGATGTCACGCTCGAGATTTCGGACTTTCAGAAGACCAGTACCGGCGTCAACAATTCGCCGACGAAGAACACACGTAAGTCCGAAACCAGTATGACGCTTCAGGACGGCGAGGTTGTGGTGATGGGCGGACTAAACCAGGGGAAGGACTCGACCGTGAGCAGCGGCATTCGCTGGCTGCCGTCGTTCATGGACGGGCGCATCATGTCGGCTTCGCGCTCCGACATTGTGCTGGTGTTGCAGGTCTCGCGCATCTGAGCACGCACGAGATCTGACATGCACGTATCGGAGCGGCAATGGCCCGCGCCTGTGTCAAGGCTCGGCGTAGCCGACCGCGTAGCGGCGCGGCCTTTACACGGGCTACACCACCCGACGCTTCTGAATGGGTTGTGACGGCCAGGGGACGGCGCAACCCATGCAGAACAATGTGCGGCGTATAGCGGCAGACAGTGCTTCGTGCGGCCGCCTGCCCGCAGCGATAAGCGAGGACAGCCGGGCGCGCGAAGCGCGCCTAGATTTATATCAGGGACACTTAACGTAGATGAAGCGCGGATTCGCAACGAGGCTTACGACATAGCCTTCGGCACAAAAGAAAAAGCCCCGGCCGCTGCAACGGTTCGGGGCTCGTACAACAGCATTACAAGGACAAGTTGCAATGCACGACGAGAGTATAGGAGATTTCTCGGCATTTCGCCGGGAGTGGGTGGTTCGTGGGCGCAATTTCGGTGATGGTCAGGTCGAGGTTACGGCAACACGATTTGATCGATACATGGGCGCGCAACGGCTAAGCGGTCTTCCACGCGCCAAGCGCGGCGAATCTGAGAACACCGAACAAAACCTCATGGATGCCGCGAGGCGCGCGAAGCAGCAAGTTCGCCTTCGCTGCAAAACAATCGGTGCGGATCGGATGATCACGCTGACCTACAGAGAAAACATGACGGATAAGGTGCGACTAAAGAAGGATTTCGACACGCTGCGAAGGCGACTTGGAAAGATTCAGAATTTTCAGTACGTCGCTGTGGCTGAGCGTCAGAAGCGCGGCGCCTGGCATCTCCATGTCGCGGTGAAAGGTCGACAGAACTATCGGGTGTTGCGATCGATTTGGAGAAGCATCGTCGGGGAGGACAACGGAAACATCGATGTGCGGAATCCATTCAGAGAAAGAGGTCTTCGACACAAGCTAGCGTCGTATCTCAGCAAGTACATCACCAAGGATTTCGCGGAACACGCTCTTAACGAAAAGCGTTATTGGACGAGTCGAGGCGTGGAAGTGCCGGCGCAGCACCCGATTGCTCATCTGATCTGCAACGATGCCGTCCGGGCAATCAAGACCGCATTCGATGCTGCAAGCAAGGCGGGAGCAACGCTCGATCGATGCCAGACCTACTGGAACGAGGAACTTGGTTGCTTCTGGTTATCAACGAGGGAGGCTTGACGTGACAGAAATGTTTTTGTCTCCAGTCGAATTAGTAGTGCTTACTGGTAGGAAAGTGAAGGCCAAGCAAGTGGAGGCTCTTCGACGAATGGGTGTTCCGTTTTTCATCAATGCATGCGGACGCGCTGTCGTTGCCCGGTCCGCTATCGAGGGACGCACGAGCGTTTCAGGTCGTACGGAAAGCGGCGTTCGCTCTGGTTGGCGCCCTGCAGTTCTTGGAGGATGATCGGTGGGACGTAAGCCGACGAAAAATCTGCATTTGCCGCCTCGGTTGCGACTCAAGCAAACGTCTCGTGGCAAGACTTACTATTACTACGACATGGGCGGCAAGCCACGTCGATGGAAAGCGCTCGGCGGCGATTTCGTCGAAGCGCTGCGTCTATACGCCGACCTGGAGCAAGGTTACCGGACGGCGCGGGCGCTGCTAACCTTTCGGCATGTAGCTGAACGCTATCTGACCGACGTGTTGCCGGGCAAGGCTGCTGAGACGCGGCGAACCAATTTGCTGCAATTGGAAAAGCTGTACTTGTTCTTCGATTCTCCTCCGGCCCCTCTGGACGAGATCAAGCCTATTCATATTCGGAAGTATCTAGACTGGCGAAAGGCGTCGCCAATCTCAGCCAATCGCGAGATCGCCTTGTTTTCGCACATTTTCAACAAGGCTAGGGAGTGGGGGGCAACCGATCGCCCTAACCCATGTATAGGCGTCCGAAAACATCGAGAGACGGGCCGCGACGTCTATGTTGGCGATGGGTTGTACAGAGCAGTCTGGGAAAAGGCCGATGTGCCATTGCGAGAAGCGATGGATTTGGCATATCTCACCGGGCAGCGTCCTGCGGATGTCCTGAAGATGGACGAGCGTGATGTTCGTGACGGCGTAGTTTCGATCCGCCAAAACAAGACGGGGGCGCGGCTACGTATCGAGGTCGTTGGAGAACTCGAGACGCTTCTTGACCGGCTCGCACAGAGGAAAGCCGCGCACAACCCGCGCTCGACACGTTTGATTGTTGACGAGCATGGTAGTCCCCTGGGGCGCTCAGCATTGCGATTCAGGTTCGATCGCGCGCGCGACGCAGCGGGGATCGCGAAAGATGAATTTCAGTTCCGCGACCTGCGCGCGAAGGCAGGTACTGATAAGGAGAGCGCAAGCGACCTACGGGGTGCTCAGTCGCTACTCGGCCATGGCAGCGTAGCTATGACCGAGCACTACGTTCGAAAGCGCGGTACTCGTGTCACGCCGACACGCTGAGGAGTAGGACACCGGCAGTTGGACTTTCCGCCCCGCCCCCGGGATAATGGATACACATCGCTCAGAGGATCTGTCTATGAAAGACGTTGGCATGAGGATCCGCGTGGAACCCGAGCTTCGAAAGGCATTTGTAGAAATCTGCCACCAAGAGAATGTCAAAGCGGCACAAGTGATCCGTAAGTTTATGCAGGCGTATGTCAATCAAAAAAGCACTGCATGCACGGAAAATATATCGACGAAACAATTGAACAGCATCGAGTAATTATGTCAAGCCCCCTCACCCTTACATGTCCAATCCGTGGCGTTCTGAAGACGGGTGCGAAAAGCAAGGATGGTCTGAAACCATCGGAAGAGTACTTTCGAGTTGAAGCAATTCGCCACCTGCTCCGTGCTGGCTACCCGAAGAGCCACTTCAAGATTGAGGCGGTCGTAAAGCGTTTCGGCAATTCCAGCAGAAATAGCATGCGCGCCGACTTTGCCGTACTAGACGTGCCTGTCGCGGAGATTCCATCCGGGGACGTAGATTCGTTGTTGGAGCACGCAATACTGCTGTGCGAGGTAAAGCGCGAGAACTCAAATCAAGAGTATGTAAAGAATACTCAGGTAAAGCCTCTCTTGGACTTTGCGAAGCTCGACCGATGTGTGGCTGTGTATTGGGACAACGTGGATCAACGTGTGTTTTGGCATGAACGCGTTGGCGGCAAGCGTTCCACGCGCGAGGCGCCAATCGCTCTCCTTCCGAAATTTGGCAGCAAGATCCAACTTAAGCCGCTAACGTTCGCCGATACTCGAGCTTCGGATAGCTTGCTCGATCTATTCGATCGAATCGAAGATCTTTTGCATTCGGCATCAATCGATTTGGATCAGCGTTTTTCCGTTATGCTTCAGCTGCTTCTCGCGAAACTGTACGACGAGCACGCGCATCAGTCGAAACCCAAGACACAGCTCGACATTCAGGACTTCGGTGCTTTAGGGAATGATGCAAAGACGGCACAAATGTATTTCAACGCCGTACTTGAAAAGGCCGTTGGTTACTATCAAAAACACCTTCCAAAACCGATCGACAAGAAGTTGCCTGCGAAGGTTGCTGGCGAGACGTTGCTCGAAATTTGCAAGATGTTTGCGCCGATTCGACTCATCGCCTCGAAACGCGATGTCATTCAGTCCTTCTATATGAAGTTTGCGAAGGGACTGTACAAATGGGACTTGGCGCAGTTTTTTACACCCCCGACAGTGACCGACTTCATTGTCGAGGTGCTCAATCCTCAATTCGGCGAACACATCAAGGATCCGGCCTGTGGGAGTGCGGATTTTCTGACGGCTGCATTTCACAAGCGCCGTGCTCTCGATCCGGACTACGCTGATTGTATTTGGGGTGTTGACAACTCCAAGAACGCGGTTCAAGTTGCCGTGCTAAATATGCTGTTAAACGGTGACGGGAAATCCAACATAAGTGAAGGCGACTCGCTCGCTTCAGTTGATGATGAGGAGGAGCATTACGACATCCTCGTTTGCAATCCTCCTTTTGGAGTCCGCATCGTAGAAAAAAGCAAAACCATCCTGCGTAAGTTTGAGCTCGGGCACGAATGGGCCGAAGATAAGAACGGTCGGCTGCAAAAGCAAGAGAAGCTGCTGGACGCACAGGAAACAGGGCTCTTATTTGTTGAGGTCTGCGTTAAGCAGGCCAAAAGTGGCACAGGGAGAATCGGGATCATCCTGCCTAACGGTTACCTCGCAAATCGCTCGAAGAAGTATCTCGTTTTCCGCGAGTGGTTGCTGCGGAATTGCAAAATTGTCGCACTTTGCTCGTTTCCAAGATTCACATTCAAGACCAGCGGTGCTGACGTGAGCGCGACGGTTGTTTACCTTGAAAAGCGTGCCGAACCACTCGCCGACGCTCGTGACGATGACAGCTACCGCTTTGCCGTGGAGATGATCGAGAACGTCGGTTGGAATCTGGGCGATAAGAAAGCCTCCCCGCGTTACTTACGTAACCTCGAAGATGGCAGCTATATCTTCGACGAGAACGGCGAGCAAATTCTCGACGCAGACTTCGGCAATGTACTGGATGATCTTCGTGCCAGCGCCGCAGCTGCGGATTTCCCGTGGCTGGTTGAAGGCATTGATGTGCCGAGCGGCCGTAAAGCAGGCTGGAGCGTCGATATCCAAGACGTACTTGACGATGTCGATCTAACCCTAGATCCGAAGCGGCACTGTCGAAAATTCAGCGAGCTTCGCCAGCAAATCGCAAAGCAAGCGCACTTCGAGCTGGGCGATGTCGTCGAGTTCGTTCCTGAAAAGACGACCGCCGATGGGAAGAAAATTCGCAAATCAGACAAAGCGGTGTATCGCTATATTGAGATTGCGGACATAGGATACGGGGACTTTAAAACGACAGAATACCGAGGTTGGGAGCTGCCAGATCGAGCGAAACACTTTGCCGAACCCGGTGATATCTATGTCGGCGCGATTTGGGGTAGTGTGTCGAAGTGGTGTCTCATTCCGGACGAGGCCACCGGCTACGTCGTCACCAATGGATGTCATCGACTTCGCATTAAGCCAGGCAAAGAAAGGTATCTTCCTGACTTGGTCGCATTCATGTGTACGGAAGCCTATGCTGTCCAGATGCGTGGATTTGCACGCGGATCGGATGGTCTCGCAGAAATTTCCGAGGAAGATGCTGCTCGCGTCCTCATTGTCGAGCTGACCGCGCAAGGAAGAAAGCTCATTCAGCCGTATATTGAAAGCATTAAGTCAGGTGCGCCAGACGTACGGTCGCAGGTTATCGCTCTCACGGAAGGACGAAAATTGAGCTATCCCACCCCACCGCGCCGACCATCACACGTCGTGCTTGTATAGTTTTCGGTGCCGTCTCTGCGCTTCGCTGGCGCAGAGACGCACTATGGCTTCGCTTACCAAGTGGCCGGTGATTTGTAGAACTGACCCAGAGTTGTAGAACAAAAAAAAGCGGGCCCCATCTCTGGGACCCGCTTCAGCATTGGTGCCGGCTGCAGGACTCGAACCCGCCACCTGATGATTACAAAGCAGTTGGAATCCTCAACAATTACAATGATTTACCGCGTTTTCGCGTTTCCAAAATACGCGGTTCCGCTCCCGTCCCAGCCTTGTCTGGCAAGGACCGAGTTTGTATTGGAAACGCTTATCCTCGACAAACAGTTCGCACAGAGATTGTGCGGTATGCAGCACCGGTTTCCGGCTGTTGGCATGTCAGGGTTAGACATTTTTTTCGGTTCGTCCCAATGCCACCGGAGGTTGTGGGACAATTGCAGCTCCATCGACATCTATTCCGCCTGTAACTGCGGAGACGCGCCTGCACGATGACTTGTTACATAGTGTCCTTCGAGGTTGCCAAGGAGGAGACCCGCACCAAAGTCAGAGAAGCCCTCAAGACCTTCAGCGGGTATTGCCCGATTAACCGGACTTGTTGGGCCATCCTTTCGGACAAGAAGGCCGCCGAAGTTCGTGACATCGTGGCCGAAGGGCTCGAAGCGGGCGATCGCATCTTTGTCATCCGATCGGGAACTGCAGCCGCGTGGAAAAATTCCTACGGCGAAAAGAATACCGCTTGGCTCAAAAAGAACCTGTAGCCATGCAGAACCACACATCTCCGAAAGACAGCAAGGACGAAGTCCGCGTCCGACGTGGCCGCGTTGAGTCTGTCGACCTATACGAAATTAAAGACCACGAGTTGGACGAACTGGAACGCGGATCTCCGGCAAATCTCCAGTTCAATATCGCCGTTTCGCTTATATCGATCGCATTCAGCTTCTTGGCGTGTATTGCGACATCGACATTTGAAAAGCCCTACTATGCGACGCTATACACTATTGTGATGGTCGTTGGATTTGTCGTGGGAGCGGTCCTACTGATCATGTGGAATCAGAGCCGGGGGTCCGTTTCGGCGCTATGCAAGAAAATTAGAAGCCGCATTCCTCTCGAGTCGGAGGCAGTACCTGCTGTTGTACCTCCGAGCCCGCCTTCGGACGAAGATACTCCAAAGGGATGACCGCATCGTTCGTCACGCGATCGGCCAAAAGTGCGTAAAAGGGGCCGCCGACCGATCTCCGCGCAATCCGCGCTGACCGGTCCTGCGGGACCAATGCATCAAGCATAATGTCCACTCATTTTTACGGGCAAGTGCGCGCGGTCACAACAGCACGCAACGGTCGATACCCTGCAGGACGGGACGCTCGATAGCACTGCGCCGCTGCTCAATACGGTCGTCGCGCCCGAGGGATGGCTGCGCCGCCTTGATGTGTCGGATGACCAGCTCAACGCCTACTGGGTGGAGTTGCACAAAACGCCCAAACTCCATAAAGATGCGTAACAGTATGCGTTCAGCAAACCACAATACCAGCATCGTGAGAGGCCAAAATTGAGCAAGACAATCGCACCGGGTACCAATGAGACCGCATTCAATTGCCCTCACTGCGGAGCACTGACAACTCAGACGTGGCATCGGCTTTATTCGGAGCGCATCACCGACGACGATCGCATCCCCTTCTTCCCGTCGACTGAACGGCAAGAAGAGTTGTTGAACGACGATGATTTGGACGACGAGAATCGGCAAGGTCTCAGAAAATATCTCGCTCAGCTGAATTCAGCCGCGCCCTTTCTCACTGGAAGGCAGCGTTCGGTGTATATCGATCACGGTGCAGGAAACCTGCATTTAAGCGAGTGTTTCAACTGTCACGGTCTAGCGATTTGGGTACATGACCGGATCATTTATCCGGAAATTGCTCCAACGATCATGCCCAACGCCGACTTAGGCGACGACGTGAAAGCCGACTTTATCGAGGCACGCTCAATCCTGAACGCGTCCCCCCGAGGAGCGGCGGCGCTGCTCCGCCTCGCCGTTCAAAAGCTTTGTGTGCAGCTCGGCGAGTCCGGGAAAAACATTGATGCGGACATTGCTTCGCTCGTAAAAAAGGGGCTGAGTCCGAAGATCCAACGCGCGCTCGACATTGTGCGGGTGGTAGGGAATGAGAGCGTACACCCCGGCGAGCTTGACGTCCGAGACGATGTTGAAACAGCGACAAAGCTCTTGGCGTTGGTGAACCTCGTCGCCGAGCAAATGATCACTCACCCCCGTGAGATCGACAATCTCTACGAAAAGCTCCCGCAAGGCAAAAGGGAAGCAATCGAGCGGCGCGACATGGCAAAACCAGCAAAGTGAGCGCCGCCCCAACGTTCGATCGTCATGGTGCTGGTAAAGCGCCGTCTTTCGCCTCCGGCAGTTTGGGGCAGTTTGGTGCTGTGTCATGATCGAGCTTTCCCAATGATCATCACGGTATGTCCAGCAGCTTTCGAGTGTATGTCGACGAATCCGGCGACGAAGGTTTCAAGTTCCTCCCGAACGAACAGGGTAGCTCCCGTTGGCTCGTGTTGTCGGCCGTAGTCGTGCGAAAGGAGCGGGATCTGGAGCTGGTGAAGCTCGCGAAGGAGGTTCGCGTGCTGCTCAACAAGGAGCCGAAACACGCACTTCACTTCCGGAACCTGAAGCACGAGCAACGCGTACCGTATGTGCGTCGGATCGGCGAAGCACCGCTCCGTCACATGCACATCCTCATACACAAGCCGTCGATCGCGGATCCCGAAGCCTTCCAACAGGAGAAGTTTTCGCTCTACCGATACGCGACCCGATTGCTGCTCGAGCGAGTGAGCTGGCTATGCCGCGACCACCACCGGCCTGCCGATGGCGGGGACGGTCGAGCAGAACTGATTTTCTCGAACCGGTCGGCAATGTCGTACGACGATCTGTGCAGCTACCTTCGACGCCTTCGCGAAAATCCCGAGGTCCGAATTCATTGGGACAGCGTCGATCCCGACGCCGTCAAGGCAGTCGCTCACGAGCAATTGGCCGGCCTTCAGATCGCCGACGCCGTGGCAACCGGCGCGTTCTATTCCGTGCACCGCAATCCGTACGGCGAGACGGAGTCAGGCTATCTGCGCCTGCTGGCACGCAACATCTACAAGAACAGAGGAACGGCCAACGGATACGGGCTGAAATTCTGGTGCCAAGACGAGGCAGAGAGGAACAGAGTGCTGGCCGTGATCGCCAACTGAGCGGAAGGAAGAAGAACTGTTGCAGGCCCCGGATTCGAGGATCCCACCCATCGGGCTGCCGCCTTTCGGCGACCTCTACAAGCTCCGCGCTTGCCTGCAACGAAGCCAAGTATATGCGCCCGGCCGGATATACACAAACGAATACGCGCCCCATTCTGGTGCAATTTTCGACTGATACGGATGCGCACATGCGCGTATAGCGCTTCACTATTGGGTTACAGCCCCCGGCGCCGGTATCGGGGTGCATTCGCGCATTTTGTGATGCGATGCAAAAAAACCACATCCCCTTCGCCCAATAGAGAAGCGAAACGGCAAACATGCCGCGCCTGCATAACCAAGGCGCATAAAACTGCATAACGAAATTGCGGTACCGATCTCCGCACGGCCCAGGCCAGCAGGCCCGGAGAGACCCGTGCATGTGTGCATAAAATGCGCTCGTTTTTGCGGGCAGGTGGGGCGGGGTCACAACTGCGCGCGCCGGGTCAGCGTTGGCCTCTTCCGGGGCCGATCCGGCCCCCAGGGTGGCCCGTAGCACGCGTCTGCAGGGCCGCCAACGGCCCGCCGCGTGCTTACGCACCGCAGGCGCGTCCCCGCACAGCCGGCCGCTCAGACGGCGTCTGAGGCCGCCGGCTTCGCGCGTGAGTACGGACGAAAAAAAGCCGCCGGCACCAAAGTGCCTGGCGGCTTTCTTGCTGCTGGCCGACTGCTCGTCAGACGTCGAGCTGCGCGTCCGTGATACCGAGCGCGGCAGCGATCTTTTCGCGCGTCGACTTGCGCAGCTTCTCGCTGCTCTCCTGTTGAGCATAGGCGGACTGGCTGATGCCGAGCCGCGTCGCGACTTCGGCCTGCGTCAGCCCAAGATATTCGCGCCACGCGCGAAGGGGCGTCGCCCCGTCGACCGTCGCGCTGACAACTGCATGCGGAATCAGGTCGCGCTCTTCGTCGCGCTGCGCCATGTATTCCGCGTAGGGGATCACCACAAAGGCCGGCGCTCCGTCCGGCCCGTTGATGATCTGGATGTTAGTACGTGCGTTCATCGCGTTTCTTTACCTCCTCGATTTCGACTACCTTGATCTCACCGTCCCAGTTGAACAGAACCCGGTAGTTGCCAACCCTGAGCCGGTAGTCATATTCGTGGTTGGTCAGGGACTTCACGTTATGGCAGTTCGGCATCGCCTCCAAGGTGCCCACGCTGTCACGAATGGCCGTCTGAATTTGACGATCAAGCTTGCGCAGTTGCTTGAATGCTTTGGGGGTCCATTTGATCGAGTTCATGCAAAGAATTATAAGTTTTCTTATAAGTTTTTACAAGCGTTTTATAAGTTATTTTCGTCGGGCGCGCGACTTGCGGCGATACGGGTATTGGGGCTGGTATTCCTGCACAAACGCGTCGCATTGCGCGTTCGTCAGTTCGTCGAGCCCGGTCGCGCGGACCCAGAAGGCGCAGCCCGATACAGCGATCGCGCGGACGTGCTCGGCGCCCGGGTGGAAGCACACGGCCGATCTGTCGCTGCCCGCGATGTATCCGCTCCAGTGCTCGCATGTCCAGCATGGACGTGTCAGTTGCGGCGTGAACAGCCCGTAGCCTGGTCGTTCCGAATCCATCTCGTATACCTGTATATTTATACAGTGTAGCTGGCCGCACCAATTCCCGATACGGTGCAATCGGCCACGTCAGTCTTACGAGAAATGGGGGACGGGATGTGTACGAACTACTACGCGCCGGGCGACGATCCGGGCCTGAGCGAGCTCAAGATCGACAACTTCTACGATCTGTACCGCTGGACGCCGTGGAAGCCCGAGATCTACCAGGACTACGACGCGCCGATCGTCGCCAACGTCGACGGGCGGTTCACGCCACTGATCGCGGGCTTCGGTTTCTGGCCGCGCGCCCTCCAGAAAGCGAACATCGAAAAAGCGAAGAAAGAAGGCAGAAAGCCGGCGCTCATGCGCAGCACAATGAACGTACGCGACGACAACCTCGGGAAGTCCCCGTTGTACGGCCCGGCGTGGCGCAGCGGCAGGCGTTGCCTGATTCCGGCACGCTTCGTCGTCGAGCCGTCGTATCCAGACGCGCGCCAAGACGCAAACGGTGGCTGGGTGCTCGGAGCATGCGTGTGGCAACGGATCGGCGTGATCGATCGCCCGACAATGTGTGTCGCGGGCATCTGGCGCACGCTCACGAACCAGGACGGCACCGAACATCACGTGATGTCCATGATTACGGTCAACGCCGACGGCCACCCGCTGATGTCACGTATGCACAAGCCATTCGATGAAAAGCGCTCGGTCGTGATCCTGCGGCCGGACGATTGGGAAGAGTGGTTGACGACGCCGAACGTCGAAGCAGCACGCGCGATGCTGCAGCTCTACCCGGCCGACGAGATGACCGCCGAACCGGATCACCCGGCGAAGTAGCCGTCACTGTCGACGCGTGCCGCCCCATCACTGCCCCGGCGGCACGTACGGGCGGAAACGCACGACCTCCATCCCGAGCCAGTCGTTCACCTCTCGCAGCCGGGCCTTCAGCGGCTCGATCTCGAGCTCGTTGAACACCTCGGCCGCGTCGTGCACGTTGCCGAACCCGCCGGCGTTCGACGGGATGATCCCCATCAGTTGCGGCGGTACCCGGTGCGCCGCGAGCTGATCCTCGACCGTAACCTTCTTGATGTTCCAGAACTCGTCCTTCGCCGCGACCTCTCCGATCGGCAGGAGCTGGATGCCGTCCTTCTTCCCCTTCGGCGCGTACATGAACAGATTCCGAAAATTGCCCGGCCCCTTCGCGTTCTTCAACGCCGAGCGCAGGTTGTCGACGTCCTCCTGTTTCTCGGCCGCATCGGTCATGTACATGATGAAGCCCGCGTGACTGCCGTTCTTGTAGTAGCGGCGGCGGAACAGGGTCGCGCTCTCATTCAGCCAGGTCGAGTTCAGCGCGGACAGGTATTCAGGCAGCCCATAGATCTCCTGGTTCAGGTCGGGCTCGTACAGGTGATAGACGGCTCACGTTCTGCGCCTTCATCACGAGCGCGGTCTTGATCTCGACCGAGTAATGGAAGGGAGTCGCGGCGGGGAAAAATTTCGTGACGAGCTGATAGACGCCCTGCCCGATCCCGGTCGTGTCGATGCCGATGTAGGTGACGCGGTAGCGCTTGGTCAGCGCTTCGATCTGCGCGGCCTGTGCTTCGAAGTCGAGGCCGTGCCACTGGAACCGCTCGAGCACACGGAATTTCCCGCCGGGATACTTCGGCGGTGCCAGGACCACGCAGCCCGCACTGTCGCCCGTGTGCGACGGGTCGTAGCCGATCCACACCTCTTCGTCGCCGAACGGGCGCAGGTACAGGGGCTTGAAGTCGTCCCACACCTCCCACGTGTCGACCATGCACGTCTGCAACGTCGCGAGCGGGAAGACCGACAGCGAATCGTCGATGAACTGGCACAGCAGCAGGTTCGCGTATTCGTCCGCGCTGTATTCGAGCTTCAGGCGCTCGAGGTCGAACAGGTTGCAGCCGCCGCGCACGGCATCCTCGACGGTCACGATCTGCCGATACTGGCCGTCCGCGCACGCGCGGCCGGCCGCGAGCGCCGCGTTCGAGATGTCGATCGAAACGCGCTGATCCTTCGGTCGGCCGCGGTTGAACAGCGCGCCGGACCAGAACGGGTATGCGTCGTGCGCGAGGCTCGACGGTGTCGAGAAATACGTCTGACGCCACTGCGAATGAATCGCCATGCCGGACGCGACCTTGCGCAGGTCCTGGAAGCGCGGCACCCAGAAGTACTCGTCGAAATACAGGTTGCCGTGATAGCTCTGCGCCGTGCGCGCGTTCGTGCCGAGGAAGTACAGCGTCGCGCCGTTCGGCAGCACCATCGGATCGCCCTTCAGCTCGACGCCGACCGCGTCCTTCGCGAACTGGACGATGTACTGGCGGAACACGTGCGCCTGCGCCTTGCTGGCCGACAGGAAGATCTGATTGCGTCCCGTGTTCAGCGCGTCGAGCAGCGCTTCGCGCGCGAAATACCAGGTCGCGCCGATCTGCCGGCTCTTCAGGATGTTGCGAATCCGTTCTTTGAAGCCAGCCCGATACCAGGCGCGCTGATAGTCGAAGATCGATTCGAGGAACGCATCGTTCAACTTCTCGACCTGCTCTTCGCTGAAGGCGTTGCGCTCGTCCGAGCTGCGTGATCGGCGCGTGCCGCCACCGCCCCCGGATTCGCTCACCTTGGCATCGTTCGCCGGGCGCGAGCGCAACCGGTCGAGCTGACGCGTCAGCAGGTCGATCTCCTTGAAGTCGCGCCCCTCCTTCGCCTCCTTCGTCACGAGCTTTATCAGCTGCGCCTCGATCGTCATGTTGACGCGGTCGACCGGCTCGGTCTCGTCCCAACCATCGCGCTTTTTCCAGCTATAGAGCGTGGCCGGCTTCACGCCGAGCAGCTCGGCGATACGCGCGATGCGATACCCCTGCCAGTACAGGTCGCGTGCGCGTCGACGTGGATCAACGTCGGATGAATCGATGGGAAGTGCAGTCATGCAGCAAGGCTACCGACGCGCGCGCGTAGGCCCTACTGCATACGGTTGTATCGGTTGCGCGCACAACCAACATGCGTTGCTACACCGGTTCGAACTGCCGAAACTGGAATCCCTGAACACAGCCCCCTATCAGCGGATTCGCACATGGCACAGGACGCAAAGAAGACGAAGTTTTTCCGGATCGCGACCGAAGGCGCGACGACGGACGGCCGCACGATCGATCGCGCGATGCTCGAACAGATGGCGAGCAGCTACGACCCGAAAACGTACGGCGCACGCATCAACATGGAACACATTCGCGGCTACACCCCGGATAGCACGTTCCGCGCGTATGGCGACGTGATCGCGCTCAAGGCAGAAGAGCAGGACGGAAAGATGCGCCTGCTCGCGCAACTCTCGCCGACCAAAGACCTGGTCGCGCTGACCACCGAGCAGCGGCAGAAGGTCTACACGTCGATGGAAGTCGATCCCGATTTCGCCGGCACGGGAGAGGCGTACCTGGTCGGTCTCGCCGTCACCGACAACCCGGCAAGCCTCGGCACGGAAATGCTGCAGTTCAGTGCGAAGCACAAAGCGTACGACGCACGGAAGCAGCGCCCGGAAAACCTCTTCAGCGCCGCCATCGAAGCCGACATCGAGCTCGAAGACGAGGACGCACCGCCGCGTACCGGCGATGCCGGCAAGTCACTGTTCTCGAAGGTACGCGGCCTGCTGAACCGCAAGGAAGCAACCGACGACCAGCGCTTTTCGGACCTTTCGCAATCGGTCGTCGCGCTCGCGGAGAGCCAGAGCCAGGTGCTCGAGCAGCTCGAGAAATTCAACGCGAACGTTGACGAGCTGAAGCGCGCGCAGAAGGACGGCGAGAAGCGACACAGCGAGCTGGTCCAGAAGCTTTCGCGCACCGACAGCAGCCCGCAGCAGCGGCCGACGTCGACGGGCAGCGACAACGGGGCGCAGACCGACTGCTAACCCGCCCTCATCCCTTTTCCCATAGACGGAGAACCCATGCGGAACACTACCCGCGAGCAGTACAACCGGTATCTGGCTCGCATCCAGGAACTGAACGGCATCAGCGATGCCACGAAGAAATTCTCGGTCGCGCCGAGCGTGCAGCAAACGCTCGAAACCAAGATTCAGGAGTCGAGCGCGTTCCTCGGCCGCATCAACATCCACGGTGTCGAGGAAATGGAAGGCGAGAAGATCGGCCTCGGCGTGTCCGGTCCGATTGCGAGCCGCTCAACCTCAATCGGGACCTGGCGCAGTACGGCCCGATCCTGCCTCACGGGCTGCTTGTCGAGCTGCCCGACGAAGTACCGCAAGCGGCGCAATCCGGCGCCGAGCGGCTCCAGTTATGGGACTGAAGATGGCTGAACCTATTTCCACGTCGTCCGCGACGGCCGCGGCGCTCGGCGTCGCCACGCTGTCGCTGTTTCCCGGCGTCGACGCCAACGTCGTCATGGGCGCCTTCGCCGGCTCGCTGCTGTTTGTCATGACGGCCGCCGACCCGTCGATCCCGAAGCGCATCGCGTTCTTCGTGATCTCGTTCGTCGCCGGATGCCTCACGGCCGAACTATTCGCTGCCGCGCTCGACGCGGTGCTGCCGGCCCGCGTCGAGGTGCACGCAGGCATCGGTGCGCTGATCGCGTCCGCGCTCGTCGTGAAACTGCTGCTGTGGCTGATCGCCCAGGCCGATGCGCCCGATCGGCTGCTGAACGTGTTCAAGGGGAGGGAAAAGTGATGCTCACGACCGTCTACGTGCTGCTGTGCGCGGCGCTCGCGCTGCGCCTCGTGACCTTCCGTCGCGGGACAAGCGCGCACCGGCCGCTCGCGTCGTGCCTGGCCTACGCGATCGCGGTCGCCGCCGGCGCCGCGCCGATCCGCGCCGCATTCGGCATGCTGCCGCCGGCGAATGTCGCCGACACGGTGCTGGTCGGCGTCCTGTGCCTCGCCGTGTATGGCGTTCGCGGCAACGTCGTCGAGCTGTTCCATCGCGGCAATCCGCGCGATTCCCTGATCGCACGCGTGCTGCAATTCAAGGTATGGGGGCGTCATGTATAAGACCCTTCGCCTCGGCGACCGCGGCACCGATGTCGGCTACCTGCAGCGCCAGCTCATCGCAGCCGGCGCGCGCCTCGACGCCGACGCGATCTACGGCAGCGCGACCCGGAACGCCGTGATCGCGTTCCAGGCGACGCACGGCCTGGTCGCAGACGGTATCGCCGGCCCGAAGACCTGGTCGACGCTCGCGGCCGGCCGGCGCGATCCGCGCCATCTCACCGACGCTGACCTGCAACGTGCGGCCGATCGGCTGCAGGTCGATCTCGCGGCCGTGCGTGCCGTCAATGAGGTGGAATCGAAAGGTGCCGGGTTCCTGCCTGACGGCCGACCCGTGATCCTGTACGAACGGCACATCATGTACCGCCAGCTCGCGGCGGCCGGCCTCGACGCGGACGCGCTGGCGGCGAAGTATCCGGCCCTGGTCAACCCGAAGCCCGGCGGCTACGCCGGCGACGCAGCGGAATACGCGCGTCTCGCGAGCGCATCGCAAATTTCGGCCGCGTGTGCGCTCGAGGCGACGAGCTGGGGCGCGTTTCAAATCATGGGCTTCCACTGGAAGGCGCTCGGCTATCCGGACGTGTTCGCGTTCGTTGACGCGATGAAGGTAAGCGAGGCCGAGCAGCTCGAGGCATTCGTCCGTTTCGTCTTGGCCGACAAGGTGATGCTCGCCGCGCTGCGCGGCCGGAAGTGGGCGAAGTTCGCCGAGCTGTACAACGGCAAGGCGTATGCAGAGAACCTGTACGACGTGAAGCTCGAACGGGCGTTCGATCGCTATAGCCGGGCGGCCGCATGACGGCCAGCGCTCGCATCCTCGTTGTCGGCGCGGTCGCGCTTGCCGGTGCGGCCGGCGTCATCGCGATTCAGCACGCGCGCCTGGTCGATGCCGGTCAGCGCGTCGACGATCTCGCGCGCGACGTGCGCGATCGGACGGCCGAGCGCGACGCGGCACGACGCGACGTGAAGGTCGTCACGCAGTACGTCGACCGCGTCCAGGTTGTCCGCGAGAAAGGCGACACCATCATCAAGGAGGTTCCCGTTTATGTGGATCGCGAAGCTGATCGCGCCTGCGTTGTTCCTGTTGGGTTTGTGCGCGTGCACGACAGCGCCGCCGCCAACGTGCCGGTGGGAGATCCCGGAAGCGCTGATGCGGCCCCCTCGGCCGTTGCGCTCTCTGCCGTCGCCGCAACCGTCGCCGGCAACTACACCACCTGTCACGAAAACACCGAGCAGTTGATCGCGCTGCAGGCGCGCGTGCGCGACACCGAGGAACCGGCACCATGAACAAGCCCGACAGCCTGCGCGCAGCGCTCACGGCGGCCCTGCCCGAATTCGCCCGCAATCCGGATCGACTGCACATCTTCATCGAGCACGGGTCGATTGCCGTCACCGCAGCGAAGTCGCTGTCGTTCGAATATGCGTACACCCTCGACATCGTCGTGACGGACTACGCCGGCCATTCGGATCACCTGATGGTGCCGATCATCGCCTGGCTGAAGGTCCACCAGCCCGAGCTGCTGCTCAACCGTGATCTCTGCCGCGACGGGTTCAAGTTCCAGGCCGAGCTGCTCGACAACGGCAAATCCGATGTCGAGATCCTGCTCAAGCTGACCGAGCGCGTCGGCGTGGTCGAGCAGCCAGGCGGCTACGAGATTCGCCACTTCGGCGAGCCGCCGATCGCGGGGACCTGATGGTCGATCGATTGTCCCGCGCCGAGGATTGGGCGGCCGGCCTGCTCGGCCAGCTCACGGCCGCGCAGCGCGCGGCGCTGGCGAAGGGACTGGCCGCCGAGCTGCGCCGACGTCATTCGCGGCGCATCGCCGAAGCCCGCAACCCGGACGGCAGCCGGTACGCCCCGCGCAAGCCGCAGGCTCGGCGCAAGAAGGGCCGCATCCGGCGCTCGATGTTCGCGAAGCTGCGCACCGCGCGTTTCCTCAAAACCGCATCATCCGCCGACGCGTCGATCCTGCATTTCACTCGCCAAGTCGAACGCATCGCGCGCGTGCACCAGGAGGGCCTGCGGGATCGCGTCGAGCGCAACGGGCCAGTCGTCCAGTATCCGGTGCGCGAGCTACTCGGTCTGACCCACGCTGACGTCGAGCGCATCGCTGACGTCACACTTGACTTCCTCTCCCGGTAGCACGAGCGGCCCAGGTCCGTTAGAAACGACAGCTTGCGAGGAGATGCGCCGTTATTCAAAATGGACTTTCCATACACGGAGGCCATCTTGATAATTATCGACACCAAAACTGCAGAAAGAGTATTCCTGGATCTCAATCGAGGCGTAACACTTAACACCAACATCATCACCTTCTTTAAGGCATTGGCGAGCGCTCTGCAGCATTCCGATTTCGCCAAAAGGGGGGTATCGGTAAAAGCCAGTCCGGATAGCGACGCTATTGCTATCCGCACGCCGCATGGCGACGTTGTCGGAAGCGCGGAACACATCCGCGACGGCAATAGTATTGCCGGGCGTGTAACTTTCTCGGTCGTTCGTACCGGTGCTGACGACAACCAAAATGTTAGAGCTGTGATGATCGTCGTGATGAACCATCAGGGCTTCATCACGAAGGTGCATGACACCCCGTTGGGGCAAGTGCAGAGTATCGAAGCAGACTTCATGTACGAGGTCGGCATGATGGTACTTGCTCGTGTCCAGGACACTCTCGACGGTGCGGGAGCGACATTCTTTTCGATTTGACGATTCTCACGAAGCAGCAGCCCGCCGCGCGGTATACGGCGGGCTTTTTCGTTGTTCGGACCGACGATACAACTGAATGCGCGTGACCCTCTCCCACGCGCGCGGCATCCTTGCCGCATGGATGATTTTGCTGACCTGAACCGGCGCCTCGAGAGCCTCCTGCGCGAGGGCACCGTGATCGAAGTCGATCACGACGCCCGCCGCGTGCGTGTGGAATCCGGCGGCCTGCAGACCGACTGGATTCGCTGGGTCGCGCAGCGCACGGGCGACAGCATCACATGGGATCCGCCGTCCGAAGGCGAGCCTGGGCTGCTGCTCTGCCCGTCCGGAGAGCCGACGACGGGCCTTTTCCTGCCGGGCGTCTACTGCGACGGCCACGACTCCCCAAGCTCCAGCCCGAACAAACACGTGCGCGTCTACGCGGACAGCGCACGCATCGAGTACGACTTCGCCGCACACGCACTCACCGCGACACTGCCGGCCGGCGCGACCGTACATGTCGTCGCGCCTGGGAGCGTTACGGTCGAAACCGACACCGCGACCGTCAAGGCGAAATCCGTCACACTCGACGCCGACGATACGACCGTTATGGGCTCGTTGCTCGTGAAGGGACCGCTCACGTTCGAATCCGGCGCGACCGGTAAAAACGGCGGCGGCGCCGGCAGCGGCTCCGTGATCGAAATTCAGGGCAGCGCACACTTCACCGGCGCCGTAACCGCTGACGTCGACGTGAAGTCGCAGGGCGTCAGCCTCGTGGGCCATCCGCACAAGGCACAAGGCGAGTTTGCGCCGACCTCGAAACCGATCGCAGGTGCTGCATGATCGGCATGAACGCTCGCACCGGCCGCGCGATCGCCGGGCAGGCCCACATCGAGCAGTCCGTCGCCGACATCCTATTCACTCCGCTCGGCACGCGCGTGGAACGTCGTGAATACGGCTCGCTGCTGCCTGAACTGATCGACGGCCCGATCAATCCAGTGATGCGCATGCGCGTGATGGCGGCGTCCGTCATGGCTGTGGCCCGATGGGAACCGCGCATCCAGGTCAACCAGGTGAACTTCGGTAGCACCGACATCGATGGCGGCGCTGTGCTCGAGCTGCAAGGCGAACGCACGGACGGTCCGCGCGCGGGCACCCCCTTCTCCATGCGCCTGCCAGCAACCACCGGGCGAGGTGCAGGATGAGAACGACACCGATCGATCTGTCGCAGCTCCCGGCACCGGACATCGTCGAAGAACTCGACTACGAAACGATCCTGGCCGAGAAAAAGGCACGCCTGGTCTCGCTGTATCCGAAAGAACAACAGGACGAGATCGCGGCAACGCTCGAGCTTGAATCGGAGCCGATGGTGAAGCTGCTGCAGGAAGGCGCGTACGAAAAAATGCTGCTGCTCGCGCTCATCAATGAAAAAGCACGCGGCATCCTGCTCGCGTACGCGAAACGGACCACGCTCGAGCACATCGGCGCGCTCTTCGACGTCGATCGTCTGCTGATCTCGCCCGGCGATCCGGACAAGGGTATCGATCCGGTCTACGAGGACGACGACAGCCTGCGCGAACGTATCCAGCTCGCGCCACGGGGGTTTTCTGTCGCCGGCCCTGACGACGCGTACGTGTTCCACGCGCGCGCCGCTGATGGCCGCGTGAAGGCAGCCACCGCCTACAGCCCGTCGCCGTGCGTGATGATCGTCACGATCCTGTCGCGCGAAGGCGACGGCACGGCCAGCCAGGAGCTGATCGACATCGTCCAGAAGGCGCTCGAAAAGAAGCGGCCGCAGGCCGACGAGGTCATCGTGCAGAGCGCGAAGATTGTCCGGTACGCAATCCGCGCAACGCTGCGATTCTTCAACGGGCCGGATCGCGCGGTCGCACTCGCGGAAGCGCAGAAGAAAACGCAGCTGTTCGTCGACTCGATGCACCGGCCGGGCTCCGAGATCACGAAGGACGGCCTGTACGCGTCGATGCGCGTCGCCGGCGTACAGAAGGTACTGCTCGACACGCCGGCCGAGGGTGTGGCGATCGCGATCGACCAGGCGCCGTACTGCACGGGTATCGAGCTGAAGGACGGCGGGGTAGCGGATGAATAAGCCCGCTTCGCTGTTGCCCCCGAACTCGACGATGCTCGAGCGACGCGTGGCGCAAGCCAATGCGGACGTGCTCGACATCCCGGTCGAAATTGGCACATTGATGGACCCGGATCGCATCCCGCTGCGCTTCCTGCCCTGGCTCGCTTGGCACATGGGCGTCGATACATGGCGCGACGAATGGCCAGAACAGGTGAAGCGTGCGCGCGTGAAATCCGCGATCCGCATCGCCCGCAAAAAGGGGACGGCTGACGCCGTGCGCGAAGTCTGCGCGTCGTTCGGCGCGAACATCATGATGCGCGAGTGGTTCGAGAAGACGCCGCGCGGCGTGCCGGGCACGTTCGAGATCGTGATGACAGTCGGCAGCCGCGACGGCGTGCCGGCTACGGCCGAGTACGTCAACGACATCCGGGCAGAGGTCGATCGCGCAAAGCGCGGAACCGCTCACTACACCTTCACGCAGGGCTTCAGCATTGCCGGCCAGGTCGGCGTCGCATGCGGTGTGCGCGCTGCCGTCTATCGCCGCCTCTCTCTCACGGACTAACGAACATGGCTGGAAACCTCATTTACATCACGGACGCCGGCCGCGCCGCACTGGTGGCGCCGGGCAACACCGGCACCACTGCGCGCCAGGTCACGCAGATTGGCCTGGGCACTGCGGCATTCGCGTTCAAGCCGAGCATGACGGCACTGCCGAACGAGCTGAAGCGCATCACGACGTTCGGTGGCGACACCGTCGCGGCAGACACGATCCACCTCGTAATTCAGGACGACAGCGCGGACCAGTACAAGCTGTACGCATTCGGCCTGTACCTGGACAACGGCGTCTTGTTCGGCGTCTACGTGCAGGACACGCCGATCCTGGAGAAAGCGCCGACATCGATGGTGCTGCTCGCCACCGACACCGTGTTCACGTCCATAGACGTGGCGAAGCTGACGTTCGGCCCCACGTCGTTCCTCAACCCGCCGGCGACCACCGAGCGTAAGGGCGTCGTCGAGCTGGCGACGCAGGCCGAAGTCGACGCCGGCACCGACGACACGCGCGCCGTCACGCCGAAGACGGCTGCCGCGCAGTATGCGCCGCTCGTGCGCCCGCAACTTACGGGCCCCGTGAGCATCACGTCGACGGCATCGGACCAGGATGCGCAGCTCGCGATCAAGGCGCCGACCGGAGCACTGAACCGCGAGGCGAAGCTGCGATTCCATGGCACGTTTGGCATCCTCGGAGGCGCAGCAGCATGACGCACACGACTACCCCTCACGACGCCGCGCTCGCGGCCTCCATCGCGGCGGCCGCGGACGCCCTTCGCTTCGACCACGAACCCGGCGGCCTGCAACGCGTCGCGGTGCTCGCGCTGTTCGTCAGCATCCTCGGCGATCGCCTGGCGCTCGCCTTCCCTGCGTCGGCCGGCGCGCTCCGCGCGCTCGTCGACAGCCCTGCGACACCCGGCAACCCTGCCGCCCTCTCCCTGCATCAACAGCAACAGCAATAACGATGGCCTCGATCGACGAACTGAAACAACGCATCGACCTGCACGACCTCGCCGACCGGCTCGGGCTGAAACGCGGCCGCGGCGGCGACAAGGCGCTCTACCACTCGCCGCAGCACGACGACAAGAGCCCGTCCCTGTCGATCTACGTGAACCACCCGAAGCACGGCACCGGCTGGCGTGACCACAGCGCTGACGTCGGCGGCTCGTGCATCGACCTGGTCATTCACGCTCGCGGCGGCACCGTCGCCGACGCCGTGCGCTACCTGCACGACGCGTACGGCATTCCGCTTGACCGGCCGGTGCCGGCCGAGCGCCGCGAGAAAACGACCGTCGAATACATCGCCGATCGGTGCTTCGCTGAACGCGACCAGGTGCGCGACTACCTCGCCGGCCGCGGTATTTCCGCCGCGGCGATCGACGCGGCGATCGGCGCCCGCTCGCTCGGCTTCAATACGTGGACCAGCTCGAAGGTCGCCGCCGGCGAAGTCGGCCACGCCGGCCCGGCCGCCGCGTTCATCGTGCGCGCTCCTGGTGACGCGCGCGTCGTCGCCGTCGACATGCGCTACATCGATCCGGCGCTCAACGGCGGCGTCAAGACGCAAACCCAGGGCGACAAGGCCGGCTACGGCTGGACCGCCGATCCTCGCCGGCTCGAGAAGGCGAAACGCGTGTTCATCGTCGAAAGCGCGATCAACGCGCTGTCGATCGACACCTGCGCGCTGCCTGGCGCGGCCGCGCTCGCGCTGCGTGGCTTGGCGAACGTCGATGGCATCGACTTCGCGTTCCTGCGCGGCAAACAGGTCATCGTCTGCCTGGACAACGACGAGCCGTTCGCGGATGGCCACCCGCGCGCCGGCCGCCGCCCTGGCCCTGAAGCGGCGTGGGCGCTGTACGAACGCCTCACGGCGCTGAACATCAGCGCGTTGCTCGTCGACCAGTCCGGCTGGCTCGCGGACCTGGCCGACGGCGAGAAGACGGCCAAGCCGATCAACGACGTGAACGACTACCTGCAATTGCGCGGCCCCGCCGAGCTACAGCGCGCACTCGACCAGCTCGAGCCTTGGTTGATTGCTGGCCTCGCCGGCGACGCCACGCGGCGCGGCCGGCCGCGCATCTTCTTGCCGTCGCATGATTTCGCGCAGTACTGGCGCTTCCGCGTCCGGCCCGACTTCACCAGCTACATCTCGAAGATGGACCGCAACGAGGAAACCGGCGTCGAAACGCCCGTCATGACAGACCTGTGCGGCTTCCGTATCGCCGGCATCAGCCGCGTGTCCGTGGCGAGCGCGACGTCGACGATGACGGGCGATGCCGACCAGGCGCCCACCGTCTACTTCGCCGTGTCCGTCCAGGCGCCCCGCCACGGCGCGCAGCTCGTGCGCCGCGTGATGCTCGACGACCAGCTCCACAACGTCGACCAGTGGGGCAAGTTCGGCCCGATCTGGGCGCCGGCGCCGTTCAAGCGCATGGTCAACATCCTGGAGCGCGGAGCCGACCTCGGCGCGCGCCAGGCGGCGAACTTCGTCGGGCTCGCCTGGCGCGACGGCCGCCTGATCGTCAACGAGGGGCCGGACTGCTACTTCACCGAAGCCGACAAGCAGTGCCCGTATCACAACCTGACGTTCCCGACCGGGCCGGCCAGCGACGCGCGCCGCGTCATCACCGCGTACCAGGCGACGTTCAAACAGAACGCCGCGACTATCCCGCTCGTATGGGCGCTCGGCGGCCACCTGAAGGCGCTGCTCGGATTCTGGCCGCACATCACGATCCAGGCGAACAAGGGCGCCGGCAAGTCGACGCTCATCAAGCGACTCGAACGGTCGCTCGCGTTCACGATGTTCTCCGGGCAGTCGTTGCAGACCGAGTTCCGCCTGCTGACCAGCATCAGCCACACCAGCCACCCGGTCGGATGGGAAGAGCTGTCCGCGCGCCGGCAGGACGTGATCGACAAGGCCGTCGGCCTGCTGCAGGAGAACTACCAGTACACCGTCACGCGACGCGGCACCGACATGACGGAATACCTGTTGTGCGCGCCCGTGATGCTGGCCGGCGAAGACGTGCCCGTGCGCAGCCTGCTCGGCAAGCTCGTGCGCACGACGCTGACCGGCAAGCGCGGCCCGCTGATGCCGGACGATCTGCCGCGCTTCCCGGTGCGCCAGTGGCTCGAATTCCTCGCCGGCCTGGACAAGCGCGCCGTGGCCGACCAGTACGCAACGCTGCGCGACAAGGCGCTGGCCAACTGCCGCGCGAGCGGCGAGGACGACGGCGCGAAGCGGATGGCCGGCAACTATGCGGCGGTCGCGCTCGCGTGGCGCTACCTGTGCGAGTTCGCCGGCATGGACCCGAGCGAAGGCGACTTCCCGCGCGACCTGCTCGCCGAAATGAACGGCCACATCGCCGAAACGAGCGCCGACCGCGAGCCGTGGGTCTGGATCATGGAAACCGCGCTGTCGGAAATGGACTGCGGTAACTACAAGCACCCGTAAACCTTCGACACCGTCGACGGCGAGTTCTGCCTGCTCATCAACACCGGGCACGTGATGGACCACATCGCGCACACAAGCGCGCTGCGCGACAAATGGAATGGCCTGCCCGTGAAATCCGACCGCGTGTTCAAGCAGCAGCTCAAGCACGCCGGCGTCATCGTCGGCGACAAGGAGGTCGAGCGCCGCATCTACACGCGCCGCGTACGCTACCTCACACCGATCTCGCTCGAGCGCCTGGCAGCGTTCGGCCTGCACGTGTCGATTCGAGAAGACCTGGCCACCGACGCATTGCAGGGGGCCGTAGCGTGACGCCCTCTCAGCCGATGCGGCCGCCGTGCGGCCGTACCCCTTCCCTCCTTCTTTCCGGCCGCGTAGCGGCCCTGTATTCGGGTTTCCGGTGCGTGCGCCGATGCGCGCAGCAATCGGCGCGCGTCGACATGCGGCCGCCGTGCTGTCGGCTTCCCCCCGTCCCCCCCGCGAGTCGAAACGGCCGGGCAACTACGCCGCCTTTGAGGGAGAGGGGGCGCGCGAGCCGGTTTTTCCACAGGGAACGGGCAGGCAGTGCAAAAAACTCGGGGATTCCGGGTGTCTTCGCGCGTAAGTCATTGATTGTTGAGAAGACACCCGCCCCGCGTGGCCGCCATTTTGCCCCTAGTTGCGTCGATTTTGCCCCTAGTCCGATTTTTGTGGCGGCCGCCGTCGCCCCTTTCTCTTCTCTCTCTAATTCATTGAAAAGGAAGAAGAAAGAATACGGAGAGAGGCAAGGAATCGGCTCGAACGCACTGCCCCGAATCATGCCCGTTTTGCCCCCAATCGCGGATGCTGCCTATTTTTTAGGCCCTCAATTGGGAGGGCGTGCCCCGGTTATTTGAGGGCAATTGAGGGCACAAAATAATCAAAAAAATCAGTTAGTTAGAGCCACATTTTGCGCAATCCCCCAATCCCTCAATTGCGCTGCGTGTGGTCCTCTTCCGTAATGAAAACCACCATGCAAGAATATTCACGTCGCGGCTCGCAGCGCGGCACCGGCGCGTACCTCGGCCGACAAGAACTGCGCGAACTGACCGGCACGCCACAACGCGCGCGCCAAATCCTCTGGCTCGCTCGCCAGGGTTGGCCGCATGTCGTCGACGTGCACGGCCGCGTGTTGGTTGCACGCGCTTACCACGACAAGCAAATGGGAATCATCGAATCGCAGCGCGCACCACAGCCCGCCACGCCCACATCGCTGAACCTCGGCGCAGTGTGATGGCAGGCAAGGCACAAACTCCCGGTGCAATTCCGCGCTTCCGTTCACGGAAGAACGCGGACGGCTCGCTGCGCTACTACTACGATCATGGCGAGGTGGACGGGCGGCGTATTCTCGAACCGCTCGGCACTGATCGCGTCGTCGCACTCCAACGCTGGGCAGAGTTAGAAGGCGCGCGCGCGCCGTCGTCGGAGACGACACGACACACGTTCGCCATGCTCGAGCAAGCCTATCGTGTGCGCGAGCTGCCGCAGAAGTCGGCGGCGACGCAACGCATGTACGACCTGTTCCTGTCCAGGCTGGCCGCTGTCCTGGGCGATCGCGAGCTCGACACGCTCGCACCGGCCGACGTCGCGACGATCTGGCGCGCAACGGCCGAGAAGCGCGGCGTCGTGACGGCAAACCGCACGAAAGCAGTGCTGTCGCTGGTCCTGAACTGCGGGCGGCTGTGGGGCATGATGACGATCGCGAACCCATGTGCCGGCGTGCGCGGGAAGAAAGAGACCGGCCGACAGGACATCCTCATCGATGACGAGCTGTATGCAGCCGTGTACGCCGTGGCCGACCAGCCGCTGCGCAACGCGATGGACCTGGCCGATCTCTGCGCACAACGCCCCTCGGACCTCCTGCGCGTGCAGCGCTCCAACATCGTGCGGGGCAATCTCATGTTCCGCACGCAGAAGACGGGCGCATTCGTGACCGTACAGATTACGGGCGATCTCGCGGCGCTGATCGAGCGCCTGCTCGCCTGGCGTGGCTCAAAGGTTGACGTATCGCCCTACTTGTTGCGGGACGAGGAAGGCTATCCACTCACGAAGGGCAAGCTGCGTTCGCGCTTCGACAAGGCGCGCGAGCTGGCCGGCATCGACAAGGCGAAGTTTCAGTTCCGCGATCTCCGCGCGCGCGGCGTCACGCACAAGACGATCGATGAAGGATTGGAGGCCGGACAGCGGTTGGCAGGACACAGCGGGCCAGGCATGACGGCGCGGTACGTACGCGGCGCGAGGCCGGTAAAACCGTCCCGCTGA